ATGAACATCGGCCCGATATCCTTACAAACGCTAATCTCTTGCTGGCAGCAAGCCTCGTTCGGTTCTTCCGGAAATTCGACTTCGAAATCCATTCCCAGGAAGTTCAGGCTAGCCCGTCTCCACGGTGTAGCTATTAGAGGGCATTCACAGCAACATCGCTTCGTGCTCATGGGCTTCCCCCGTTGATATTATCTCCGTCCATAGCGGAATCAGGAGCACCGCCGTCTGGGCCGGCGATCATAGAGTCACCAGGACTTCCTCCATCATATGTCGCCGCTGCTTCTGGCGATGCGTCACAGCATCGGTCAGTTAGCGACCAGTGAAACGGAGTCGGATCGCCAGGGGCAGCGTTACACGCTGTAGATTCGGTGACTCCCCACGATGCAATCATTCTGAAATTTACTAGATCATCGCTAGGTAAATCTAGGATACACCAATGATCGTACATAGTTACCGTCTTGCCAAGCAACTTCACATTGGTCGCCCAGAATACGGTCCCGCGTGCTTTCTTCTTACCGAAGAAAGGCGACTTAGCGTCGGTTTCCTCTATCCAGTCGATGAAATCGACTTTGATTTCCCGGTAATCTGGTGCGGGTCCGCACCTCAGCTTTAGTTTGCTACAAGAGTGGATTGGCGGTAACAGGGTTTCCGGTTCAGGGCAAGGGCATTCAGGCGGACAGGTGCCTTTGGCCGTAACTAGCGTCCATTTACCTGCGGATACTTCGTAATGACAGAGCGAATGGGAGCAGGTAGGACCGATAGTGGTTGTCGGCGTGCAACATTTGCACGTCGGGGCAGAGGTAGTCGGTGTCCTGGTATCGTAGCACAGGGTGTAAGTTTTAGAATTAGGTGCTGCGACTTCGCAGCTAGGCTGAGCGCACCCACACCACGAAAGCTCACTAGAGCATCCCGGCTTCGTCAAGTTCCATCGGATACCGTCACTTAGGTACTCACAGTAACCGGCACACGGCACCGGCCCGAGGGAAGTAGTCGGCGGACACGCCGACGTAGCAGCGGGCGGGAAGGTCGTAGGGCAGTTGCAAATATTACCGTCTACGTCTACGCATGGATTTAAGTAAGGACCGCCAGTAGTCGTACCTCTAGGCCACTTATCTAGGAAACAAATCTGATCGGTAGGAGTCAGGTGGTTAGCGCCGGGAGCACACGGACCTACCCAGCATTCACCGGCGGCAGTAGGACAGAAATCAGGACGCACGAAGCCGCAATTACCTGGGCTCGACACGGTAGCGTGTCTCGCTAACTGCGGCTGAGTAAGCACCGGCGTCTGTAGGAACCCTTCCGCTAATACCTCATCGCCGTATCGCCCTTCGCCTGCGAAGCTGGCGTCAAAGGCGTAGACGGATGAATTGATTTGCGTGATCCCAACACTTTTGAGGTAGTCGGCGGATGGGCTTTGGGGTAGCCATACCGGAGGCACATGGTGCCCGATGGGCCGTAAAGATTCGCCTGTGGATTCCCAATAGACTCGGTAAGTGCCGGTGGCGGCATCTGTGATGATGTATGGGCTACCTGACCAACTAGCCGTTTGTCCTGAATAGGACATGGCGTAGATTAGCTTCTTGTCGGTGACGGCACTGTGTTTCGCTGCCATCAAGACGTAACCGGTTTGGTAGATACCTACTTTATCTTGATTATTGTGCTTCTGGTAGCCGGCTTGATCGAACCCGAGCGGATAGATCTCACCGTAGGATGTGAGCGTCGGGCCGCATAGTGCCCATGCCTCATCCGGCATCTTATGGGCGTATCGCCGCGTGAGCGGCGGGATAGTTCCGATAGCCGTTACCGCCCACTGGCAGGCAGTATCGGACGGATTCCAGGTAGTCGGAGGAAGCGTAGTAATGACTCCGCCGCAGACAGATAACACTTCCGCCGCTTCTTCCCAACAAGGATCTCCTAAACCGTAGCAGGTACAGCCACCAGGACAGGATGCTCCTGACGCTAAGTAGTAGATCAATCCGGGAGCGAATGTAGTAGTCGGAGGGGCTTCGCTGGTTGTTCCGCTTCCTGTGGTCGTAGGGGCCGCCGTAGGCGGCGACGGTGTGCCGCATACCAGCATGCACCGATAGTCTTGGCAATACGAACTAGGCGTCGTAGGAACAGGAAGGCTAGTAGTCGTTGTTGTTGAAGACGGTGCTGCCGTAGTTCCGGGTGCGGCAGTAGTCGTAGCGTCACCGCACTGACCGGTAGGCCATTCCCAAATCAAATTAGAGTTGGCGACCCAAACTCCGTAGCCCGAACAGCCGCAGTTGCGGGATGGGCGTACCGGAGTAGCTCCTACAACCCAAGTCCCGTCGTTGTGTTGGGATATGGGAGACATATCCATAACACCGACAGGAGAATAGTTGTAGACGGGGCGAAGTACCGGAGTATTGTCCGGGTACTTCATCTGAACTAGATTCGGTTCGCCTAGTCTCCGCTTGTAGATGGCGCAATAGACTCCGGAGGGCGTCACTGTGCCTCCGACAGACACGGCACCCGGAATACCGGAACCAGCAGGCGGCTTTGCCCAGTATTCGTTCTCGTCTACCGCTACCTCTATCTCGCTATCGCCGCGTGGACGAGTAGGAGGCGCAGCGCCATCTTGTCTAAGTAAATTTTCTAATAGCAGGCGATCCGCTTCACTTAGTCGGTATGTTTTCATACGGCTTCACCGGGATCGCAGTAATGCTTAAAAGGGTGGTCGCCGTAGTGGACTTGGCGAATACTGGAAATGGATATTCGACTACCGTAGACCGCTTTGCCCGTAACAGTCCGACAACAACGCCATCGGCGTTGGTGAGGACGATGGTGTTGGCTTCCTGTGCGTTTTTGAGGATATCCGGGGTATTTGGAGCGAGCTTCGGTAAGTCGTGGGAAAGTACCAGTATAGGATACTTTCCTTCTAGATGCCCTAAATTGATCGGTTGTTCTTTCGACGGACTGATACGCTGTACAGTCTGCCAAGCAGACTCCTCGTCCTCGTTTACGAAGTCGTAAGCATGTGTGACGGATATCGCCCGCGAGGTGGCGTATTCTTGGTAAACGGCTTTCAGGATGAAAGTAGCCCGGTCGCCGGAAGCACCTATTTGAGACGGATTGACGGATTCATGATGTGACATTATAGACTTGAAATATCCGATGGAATGCCAAGGAGAAGTAGGTTACCTTCCTTGTAGATTTTTGGTTTAAGGATGTGCTGCGGGTATCTCCAGATAGGATCGCCGCCCGGAGTCATACCTATCTTTTCAAGGCGGCTTCCGTTGATATCCAACGGAACAGAAATGTTCTCTCCACTTTTTGACTTGGCTCGGATGAAACTTTCTGGGTTCATATAGTCAGCGGACAAGTTGACCCTTTCCATAGAACCTTGAGCCGGAATCTCATTGTCGAATGTGTTTTGATTTATTTCAAATGTGTAGGTGATTGTGAAATAGTAGCCGCAGCGACCGTACACCTTTCGTTCCCACTTAGCATCCACAAACCGAACGCATCGCGGAGGTAAGCCCCAAAGTACCGCATCATTGACGTTATTCATCAATAGGGTGTACGTTGTGATAGGCAGTCCGGCAGAGTTGAATGTAATACTGAGCGTAGGATAGGATATTCTATTCTCAGTAAGAGGGCCGGTAATCGGCTCGAAGTTCGGGAATCGTAGCGGCTTACCGTCTTTGTCTACCGTCATCTCTCGGGTTTCGTGAACGAAATCACCTGTTAAATGAACAGGCTCCAGAAGGGGATTCTCCACTGGGAATACGTTACACCGCCATGAATGCTTCGTAGTCCACACCTGCGTGACTACCCAGTCACGACATTTCGAATACTCGGCTACGTCGGGATGCGGGGCGATGTTGAGAGTGGGCGTCAAGAACGCCCAGGTATCTACGCCGATGCTTTCTGGCCATAATGGCGATAATTGGTACGGATGCCCAACTCCAAACAACGGCCAGTTAGCTAGAATATGAGCTATATTATGCTCATATAACGCCGTCTGTACGTGCCAGTCGATTTCGTAGGTGCGGTGGCCGTCTTCGTCTCGCTGGAAGCGAGTGGCTAGCGGGCCTACGACTCTGGGTGTAATTAGTGGATTAAACGGCAACGGCGGAAACGTCGTTGTTGGGAGTGGGGTTGTCGTCATTTTCTACCTCCGGACAGGAAACCAGCGACCATGTCACCGGCTACCGTACCTACTGAATTTAATCCAGCCTGTATTTTAGTGTTAGTTGCGATTTGCTGTAGTAAATCGATCTTTTCTTTTTCCTTCTGCTTCTTCTCTGCTTCTTCGCGAGCAGCAGCAGATTCACCTATACTCATCGCATCGTGGTTGTATAGGGCTAGAGCGTGCTCGCTTGATCCTCTACGGTAAGCAGATTGTGTACTGGGCATGTTATCGCCGTCTTCGGCATCCCCTCCTCCAAGGAACGACTTGAAGTGTGCTGCGGCACTAGCTGGGTCTTTAGCCCAGTCTGGGGCATCCGGGGTCACCAATCCTCCGGCACCGGGGGCGGCTGGTGATACAATGCCTTGTAGTTCTGCGACTCGTTTAGCCTGGGCTTCTCTCTGTTGTTTCAGTTGCTCTAAAGTAGCGGATTCTCCTTCCCATACTTTACGTCCACCTTGATATGCTGACGCTATCGTAGGCTCTAAGCTGGCTACTAGCTGCTCTTGTTGCGATATCTGGCTCTCCTTGCCTTGTAGTTCTATTTTGGCCGATTTCAAGGCATTCTCTGCTAGCTCCTTGCGTTTGGCAGGATCTTTTTCGGTGCGGATCTCAAGCATCGTTTGTACGTGTTTTGATGCATGATGCTTGGATAACTTATCTGTTAGTTCATTGGATTTCTTTAGCTCTTCATTGTATTTCTGGATGTCTGCGTTTGCATGATACATTACATAGGCGAGAGCCGCCCCTAATGCTAATGCAACGACAGTTGTTGCAACAATAGCCCCGTACATAGTAAAGAATGAGGCTACTACAGGGCCGATAGCAGCTCTAGCTATTCCCATTATTGCAAATTTAAGTAAATTGAATAACGGCAGCAACAATTGCAACACCATTACCAATGACCCGAAAAGCCATTTGACCTTAGCTATAACATATCCTAGTGCGTGAAACGCAGCTATAGCGGCAATTACTTTAATGACGAAGTATCCCCATGCCTTAATAAATTCCATATTCTCCGGAGCGCGTAGATATTTAATGAGTTTACCGACCTGATCTAAAACAGTCCTCAATACTTTCTTAGTATCCTCTTCGAAAATCTTACCAATTACGCCAGCGGCTATTTTAAGGGATTCTACAATCTGAGAAGTTAATCCAGATACGCTATTGGCTTGTTTCGCCATCTGACCGGCATACTTACCGCCTTTCGATGTGGATAGTTCCAATGCGGCTGTAACCAATCCCGCATCAATGGCTCCTTGTCGCATCAGCTTGCTGAGTTCCAGCACCTTAGCTTTGACGGCTTTAGGATCGGCGTTCGGTCCCAGCATCGCTTCGGCGGCAATTTGTAGCGGATTGAAGCCGTGCTCCGTCATCTGACGGAGTTCTTGCCCCATTAGCTTACCCATAGAAGTCGTCTGGCCGACTGCGAGAGCCAACAGTTCCATCTTGGCACTATTGCCTCCGGCTACCTCACCCAGCATCTTAGTCATCTTGACAGCATCACCAGCAGCCATGCCGTATCGCATCATCAGAGATGTGCCTTGGACTACGGATTCCATAGAGTATGGAGATATCAATGCAAATTCCTGCATCTCAGCTAAGGTGGCTTTAGCTTCTTCGGCATTCTTAGAAAATTGACCGATTGTTATGGCGTAGGTTTCCATCTCCGCTGCTGGTTTCAGGAAGCTAGCCACACCGCCTAAAAGGCCGCCTAATGACTGCTTATGCATGTACATATCAGCACGGGCACCCATCATACTACCGCCGTCTAGACCCTGCATCATGGCACCCATACGCCCGCCGCCCGCCATGCGGGCCTTGCGTCCGGTAACTCCCTTTTCCTTCAGACGGCTTACTTGTCGCATCCGTTGGCGACGGAGCTGCCGGTGTTCTTCAGCGGCACGCTGATCGGATATCTGTTTGCGACTGCGCTGAGCTTTGAGTTCGCGGGATATCTCGTCTCCGAGGTTCTTGGAGTGCTGTTGGGCTTGCTCTCTGGTCTGTTTGTCGATCATCTTAGATAAATCTTGACCGAACTTACGTCTGCCGTCTAAGTGCTTGCCGAGCCATTTAACCTCTGTTCGCCAACCTAACTTACCTCCGCCTCCTGGACCTCGCGGAGGGCCGCCCGGACCTCCGCCTTTAGCCGCCTTGCCCAAACTCTTCTCTATCTGGGCCGCTGCTTTCTGCGTAGCCCGGACCATTTTATCTAACGCCTTGAGATATACAGACGGATCCGCCGTAATCTTTACGACTAATGGAGGTAGTTCGCGAGATGGGCCGCTCATATTTCTTTAATCCCTAGAGCCTTCAACCACATCGCCTTAGAGGCGTCGGGGTTAGGGGCTGGAGTTTCATTGCTGAATTTCAGTAAGTGGTCTTCGATCTTCGTTTTACTCTGACCCATCGTACATGCTACTATGTGAGCAATAGACGCTAAGTACCAGTCCTGCTTTTCGCGTTCCTGCTTCCGTCTATAAAAATAGGCCATCCATTTTTCCAGATCCTCGTAAGTAAGATACTCCTTGAGGATTTGGACACTTGGACAGCCTGTTTCATGTGCCACGTAGTACCAAAGGTACTCTGAGTCACTTAGGACTTTTTTGGGTCAACTTCCTCGTCTTTGTCCTGATTCATCTTGTTGATCGTCATGGCTATTGCGTGAAGCCCTTGAAGCGTCTCATCAGGCCATCCGCCGAGAGTCGAGAACTCGACTAACTTGCCATCTGGCCCCTTGACGCATCGCTTGAGAAGCTCCGTGAACTGACCCTTGAAATCGGTGATTTCAATCACGTTACCGGCACCGTCTAACTTCAACTTAGCCGCCTGGGCGGCTCTGTAGTCGTCAGCTTGGGCTCCGGTAAGCTGGTGAATGGTGTAAACCACTTCGCCAGCGTCACTCTCCAAGGTTACTTCCTCAAACTTGGTCTTAGCACTAAACTTTAACATCACACTGTCCGTAAAGAGAAAAGATTACGGAGCTACAGTAGTTGTAGTTCCGGTAGCGTAAACAGGTCCAATTTCGGCAGGTGGGTTGCTGGTTGTGAGGTTGGACGGACGCAAGGTCAACGTAGCCGTTGGCTTTTCGTTGGTTGTGTGTTCGTCTGGGACGAACGACTGGACGATGCAGTAAACAAGCACGTTGGCACCGTCTGGGAAAATCACTCTGATGGCGCGATTAGTTCGGAGAATAGGAACTAGTTGCTCGATAGCACCGGGTGCATAATGCACCTTGACCGACATTTCGGTCGCAGTCAAAAGAGCACCGCCGAGGAAACCTCGCCAGTTGTTCGTCCTCATGTTGGTCTGTTCGACCGAATCGTCCGCCTCAACCCCGAATGGGTTGAGCGAAACTTCTTCGAATCGGGCAGTCAAACCGACGATTTCGATTAAGGTACGATGGCCGTTACGAAGGATTGTGTTCGACATACTAAGATATCACCATGAAAAACGCTTGATTGAATCGCCAGCGGCGAGTTTGTGGCTCTTGCCCCATGCATCCCATTGTATTAGCTTTCGTGATACATTGCACGATTCCGCCATAAGTGGACGTGGCGGAAACGTGCCTCAATACGTCTTCCCAGAGCGTCGGTAACACGTTCCCGGCGTCAACGTGGCTCTGGGCACGTACCTGGACTTCGACGCGATCCTGGGCCGTTTGTGTGTCTCTGAGAGTGCGTTGGTCGAGGAGCCCTCTTTCGTCTACGACGACAATGGCTTTGTCGGGGGTATCCTGCATGTGGTTGACGTAAACCGTATATCCCAATTGGGTGGCTCTAGTCAGAATTACGGAGCGGAATACTTCCGCTGGGGTGCGAATTGTCATACTGCTAGAATTTGCCAGAAAAGGGTGGTTGCTCTGTCTTCGATGTCGTTTACGGCCTCTTCTAGATATTTTCGCTCATACGGGAGATCGTGCTGGAAAACCGCATAGTCCGCAGGGACGCGGGGGCGTCCATTCTTCACAAAGCCGGTCACCGGGTTACCAAAGCCGACTACGGCTACTGAATTCCACCCAGAACCCATAATCCACCACTGCCCGGACGCCTTGAGGGCTCCGGTATCCACTGGAGTATTGAACTGGGCATTGCGGAGCAATTCCCTAGCTACGATAGCTAGCCCTTCCCGGTATGCCTTAGCCGAGTCTTTGTTGTATTTTGCCAGAGCTGCTCGCAGCTCCTTTATACCCTCGACCTTGGCTTTTATTTTCATGGGTTTTGTGGATTGGCCGGTGCCGTCAAAGTGACGACGGGCGGCACTAAATGGATGGTTTTGAGGATCTCTAGAGCATTGTTCAACCCAAACAATCCGAAACCGAAAGCTATGATAGCCCACGTAACTTTCGGGTACTTCTTAGCTAGTTCTGTTGCGGTCACGATAAATCGTTGCTCCGTGCTTATTTGTGAGTAGGTTGTAAAAGAATCACTTAGTTCTTTGGTGGCTTTCTCTGATTTCTGGATGGCAATTAAGGCAGCGTCTAACGCCGCATTGGTTGTTTCTTGATGAGGAATCCACGTACACACACAAAACTCAATGTCACCTATCGGAGGGAACCGCATAGCGGTTAAGGTTCCCCAGCAAGGTGATGCGTTTTTGCGGTTGTATCGGGTCCGTATATTATATATCGGGGAATACGCTTCCCATTGTTCGGGGCAATCAGGATCTCGGTCAAAATCGGCACCGGGTATAACTATTTGCCTCCAACCTGCTTTCTCTAATTCATCTGAAGAATAACCACTCCATTCTTCGAAAGCCTTGTTTACCCACAAAATAGCTCCGCCGGGCTTCGATACGATCACACAAACCTGCATGTGATGTAGAAACGCTTTGAGATCGTCGCATCCTTTTAGTTGATTTAGCCATGTCATGCGTATGCCTCAAATAATGTTACGTTTCGGCGTCGTAGCATTGGCGTAACGTCCACTGCTATGATCTCGAAAACATCGGGATGATTTCGGGGATTGTATGCATAGACGATGGTATCCGGCTCTCCGCCGTCATAAGTAGCAGTAGACGGGTCGCTAGGGCCGCCTCCGTCTAACACGTCTCCGTCCATGACGGAGCTGGGGGTTTCACCGTTGTAGCCGGAATCGTCTACCGGAATCGTTTTGCCCTTCTTGATTAACCCTTTCGGTGCTAACCGAATCTGGGTTATAAGTTCAATCTTAGAGAATACCGGGGAACCGTCAGCGTCGAATACTTGTTTCAAGCATTCGTCCCATCGGCATTTGATGACGACCGGAGCGCCGTAGATCGGTTGCCCGTACATATCGGCACCGGCATACGGCCAATAGACAAGACTATCCTTTTGGGCGGTTTTGATAATTTGCATTTACGATGCTTCTCCTGCCCAGAAGAATTGCTTCATGCCCCCGCCTGTAATAACTCGGTTATTCCAAGCTGCTAGCTTGCCGGTAGTATCCAGCAACATTGCCGTAGTGCCGTAAGTCGTGATCCCTAAGCCTTTGTCTAGGTGCTGGTTGTACCGAACCATCAGACTCTTGACCTGTTCCATCGATACCCGAACGTCGGTTACGGCCATTAAATGTGCACAGGTATATCGGGTCACCAATTCCAACTGAGCATCCGACAGCGATGAACTTGTGCCGATAACCGCATTCACAATCAAAATAGCATCATCAATAAACGGCTGTACATCAGGGATGACGGACGCATCGTATTGGATGATTCTTTGTACTGCTTCTTCGGTTGTCGTTGCTGGCATTAGTTCTTCCAGGTGCTCAAAGAGCCTGAGTGTGTCGCCGTCTTACCGCCTGCCCACCGGATCTCGTAGCGAGGGTAAACGCCTCGCGGGTTAGCCGTTTCATCAACTTTTTGGAAATTCCATCCCTGGGCTGCCCATTTAGGGAAGATATTCTTCTCGTCGTACTTGCACCAACTACAAGAATCTATTGTATACTGAATTACGACATTTGCCTTAGCTACCGGAGCTTTTACTGCTAGCTGCGAATTGTGGAGATCGTCGTGCATTTGCAGCATCTCAGACTTCGACATACCGATTACATCTACTCCGTGTACACTTCGTAGATGTGTACCTAGGTCGCCCGGATACGTCCAACGATAAGTAGGCTTGACGACTACCGGCTCTACTTTGGATTTAGGCGGCTCCACTTGCGGGGTAACTTGCGGGGTAACTTCAGGAGCAACCGGCGTATCGGAAGTCAGAACAATAGGCTCGTCTAGGACGAGCGGGTTGTCGGCAACAACAGGAATGCATCCTACTGACAGCAGACAAAGGAAAAGTAGCAAATATTTCATGCGGCACCTGGATTGAATTTGGAACCAGTGTAGACCCAGAATACGTGGGTTTTGGCACATTGCCACAAGCTGCGCATCGTGATTAGTCCGAATCCGTCTTCCCCCCACCCTTGGCCGCCGACGCGGCCTAGATCTGGATTCTTAGCCGGCCCCCAAGAGTTCTGGATGTCGGGATGGACTAGATCGTCCTTGGAACCTACCCACTTCGCACTATGTGCGACTAGGGCATGGTTCCCGTATCCTTGACCTTGGCGAATGTAACCTTTGCTATCTAACGACATAAAGGCATTGCTCGCGTGTAACGCGATGATAATTTGGTGATCTCTGGCTAAGGCCGACGCTACGGCCCTGTTAAATCGCTCGTAAGAGCTTACAGGCACGCGATACGGCTCCCAGGTCTGAAAGGTCGGAGCAGCGGAGTCCGCTGCTTGTAGGACCGCTGGAGCGACTTGGCGACGGCTAAAAGCCGTCAGAGGGAACTTAACAGTCCGTCCGCCGACTTGGAGATTGACGGGAGATACGCCCTTGGATGTCAACCAATGCAATGCGTCTACTAACTGAGAGCCTCCGTCTACGCCTCGGTTAATATTCATGTAGAGATGGCTATCCGCAAACAAGGTGCCGGTCATGCCGTCTCGCATACGGGTGTTATGCATAGCAGCCACAACTGCACTTGCATTGCATTTACCAATTGACCCTTGGTTAATGATTAAACCACTTCGCATTCTGCGAAAAGTCTTGTATGTGTCGCCTTTGAGCGACTTTTCGATGTCCTTATCTTCGAGGAACCAGTCTTCCGGGTATTCCTCTGCTTTGAGGGATTCCTTGACAGTCTCGGCAGTGGGCATAAGAAGCCCGGTGCCGACAGCAGCCCCGTCGAACAATTGCAATGGTTCTTGTTCGTCGTTCATTTCAGGATATCCTCGAATCCAGTTTTCCACGGCACTACTTTCTTAAACTCTTTGATCTTCCCGGCTTCCGGCTTTCCGGCAGCCAAAAATGGAGGCTCTACGCCCCTTTCCTTGGCTTTGTTGATTAGACCGCTGAAAGCGGTGTTATCGTCGTCGATCAATAAATAACCTGCAAATCCGGCAGAGGAAACGAAATCCTTTGCTCCTCGGATAGCGATCACTTGATCGACCGTTGGTGTTTGTTTCTCGTAGAGAACAAACAACGTATGATCCTTGAATGTGGCTACAGGACCACTAGGCCCAGTCGCAGGAAAGCGGCCTGCCGCTATCAACAACAGACCACCTAGTATCATAGCCCCTTTCGGGAATAACTCTTTCACGGCAATTACTCCTTCGGAGCGGGAGCCGCTATTTGGGACATGACAACAATCAAGGCGTCTACGCCTTTCTTGGGGTCAGGTTTCTTTTCAAGGTGACGGAGAATTGCTTCGCAGTAAGCCAAGGCTGTAGCTCGGTCAGGGACCGAGACGGCATCTTTGGTTTCGGGACCGACGATTCGGTCGTTTAGACCTTGGATCAGTCTTTCGATGACCGCATCGCGGTCCTTGTTGACTGGAAGAAACGGTTTAAGAAACTTCCACCCACTCCAAAGAACACCGGAACCAATTAGCAAGCCTCCTGCCCACGTAATGATTTGTTGATAATCCATAGTTTAGGCTACCTTTTTCAAAAGTTGAGCATCTGTCTCATCGGCAATAGCCGATGCTGCGGCGTTACGACTCATGTAATACTTAAACACAGCTATCGCTATCTGGATGAACAGTGCGACTAATGCCGGATCAATTGCTTGTGTCCGAGCATCTGATTTTACAAGCCTTTCGAATTCGACGCTATTTCCGCCAGCAGCGGCTAGCTTTTCGCGTGCTACGCGAACTGCTAGGAGGCGCTCGGAATTGGATAGCCTGTTGGCTCTACGACCGAACATTAGCTAGGTTCCTTTACTGGTTCCGACACTACAGGTGCGAAGGCTTCGCGGAACTTTTCAGGTCCGTAAATCTTGACGAGGTCATCGTCGCTTTCGACCACTGCGGGAGCTTTGAAAGTTTTATCTCCGACGTGGTGTAAACCACCGAGAAGTTCAAACTTTCGCTTCGCGGCTTTTTCTACTTCTTTTGCCATAATACTTTTAAGAAGGCTAGAGGGTGGAATTGGAAACGTATACTATTATAGCTACGCCTTGGGCGTAGAGGGGGTTTTGGCTACGGTCGGCCTTCGGTCGCGAATGGTATTGATTGATTGATGCATGGAAGTACCTTTTAGCATGGGGGCTAATACCTATTTCGTGTCAAGTTCAAAATCGAAAAGCAACCAAACGTAAGATCGCAGGTAAACGCCCCGCCAGCAAGACTTCTAGCTTCGATCCACACCTGAACATTACCTGTGACCACAAATCTCGACTGTAGTCCTATAACAGTCGGTTGATTGGCTTGTGTCAGAAAAAATGAATTTTCTTGACTATAAACTCGCATCAGGCAGTTGCTCATGTTTGCAAGTGACATCAGACCTGTTATTAAAATCTCGTCACCAACTTGAAGCACACCAGGTGAAACCGATGCTTGGTGGTATAACTCCATCGTTGCTGATTGGCTTATTACGGCTAAAGCTCTATTTCCTCGAATCGGATGCGTACCTGTAGCAAGTGCTGAAAATGTTGGCAGAGAAAAACCAGCCCAACCGTCTGGCCTGTTGTTTGTATCCCCATCAGTTAGACAAAGTGGATTCGACAGTACGTTTGAATTTGT